GGTCGTAGGTTCGAGCCCTACTCTGGGAGCTATGAAACATAATCCACTTTATGCCGAGTACGGCAAAACTCTTATTGGAAAAAAAGTTGAATTAATTCTTTGTACAGATGAATTTACTGCTTTAACTCCAGGTACCAAAGGTGTTATTAACTCTGTTGATGACAATGGTACAGTTTTTATAAGTTGGGAAAATGGATCTGAACTAGGTCTTATTCCCGGAATTGATAAATGGAAGTATTTATAATGTCAATGAATTATATAACTCGGTCAAATGATGGTCAAGTTCATGACCACTTTGAATCAATAGAATCTGCTCTGCAGTATTTCTTATCAGATGATGGGTATCGTTTAGATTTCCTATTTCCTGATGGCAGAAGTCTCTATATTCATAGAGCTGAATTTGATGAAGATGAAAAGGTTGGACCTTATCATGTAGCAGCTTCTAAAGTTCTTTACTTTGATGCTACACAAAATCATGATAATGTAATTCAAGTATTATTTGGAAATAATAATCTTTAAAATAGTTATGCTATTTAATATTTTATTTACATCTTTTATTATTAAAATTATCTATGACGCTTATACTAATAAGGACTAACTAATGTATACTAAAATTCACTCTAAACCAAAGCTTGATATAATTGCTCATTCTCTTACTCGTTCTGGCATAACTTTATGGCATGGCATTCCAGAACAAATTGTCAAAGATCTTCATACCGCTGGTTATAAAATTAAAAAGCGTAAGAACTTTAAGAAGATTGCTAAGCAAGTTGATCCACGTAGGATTATACCTTCAAAACTTAAAGGTCAACATGAATCTGACGATGAGATTTATCTCTAATGATTAAAGTATTAATTACTTTAGTAATATTATATTCTATTATCGGTTCTGCTATCTGGATTCTAGAAAATACTGATTTTTAACTCAAAAGGATTTATAATGACTAAAATATTAATAACTTTTATTTCAGTTTTTGCTACAGCTTATATTATTGATACAATTAAACATAGGTACTTTTAATGTTTATTTACCTACTTATTGCTATTGGTACCCTTTGGGGACTTATTACTCTTTATTCTTTTCGTGTAGAAGATGAATATATTAAAGAACTTATTGAATCTGCCCGCAACGCAACAAGAGAATCTCACGGATCAGAATGATTGAAGTAGCTATTACCATAACTGTTATTGCTGCTGGTATCTGGATACTTGAAAATATCCTAGATTAAAAAAAGAAATTATATAATGTTCAACCAGTACGCAAAAAATGTTTATTCTCAAAACGGTGAAGATGGTATTCTAGAAGAAATACTTAAGCTTCTTGGTATACAAAATTCAGCTGACTCTTGGTGTGTTGAATTTGGTGCGTGGGACGGTAAGCATCTTAGCAATACTTTTAACCTAGTAACTCAAGGCTGGTCTTCTGTAATGATTGAAGGAGATTCTGAAAGATTCCAATCTTTAATTCAAACAGCAAAAGAATTCCATAACATGCATATCATAGAAGCCTATGTATCACAGTATAACACTGAAAACAACTCTTTAGATAAGTTATTAAGTACAACTCCTATTCCTAATAATTTCGAACTTTTATCAATTGATGTTGATTCTTACGATTCTGATATCTGGGAGACTCTTCAAAACTATTCTGCTAAAGTAGTAGTTATAGAAATTAATGGCAGCGTTCCTCCTGGTATTTATTGGAGACACAAAGATACTCCTATTGATTCTATTTCGATAGGAACAACATTTAGTGAAATGTTAAACATCGCTAAACAAAAGAATTATACTCTTGTGTGTCAACCTGGTAACTGTATCTTTGTAAAGAATGATCTGTTACCATTATTAAACATGCCACCAGATTTAATTGAATCTCCAGAACTTTTATTTGCTAAAGAATTCTTAATTGATTAATTTAAATACAAATTAATTACAACCTGCGCCTTTAGCTCAGTTGGTAGAGCAGTAGACTTTTAATCTATGTGTCCCGGGTTCGAGCCCCGGAGGGCGTACTATGAAACACCTCCATAAAAAATGTTCTGCCTTAACTTCTGCAAACAAACCTTGTTTACGCAGAGCTATTACTCTTAGCGCATATTGCAGAGTCCACCAACCAAAGAAGTTTTATGACTAATGAATTAAATTTATTAAACGAATTACGCATTGGCGATATTGTTGGATCAACTAATCGTATTGTTATTGCGTGCACCAAAAAAGCAGAACGCATACCAGATGATTCTTATGCTTATTGGGTAACCATATGCCATAAGGAAGGCGAGCTTCATCCATATGTAGTATGGGATGTTATTGCTCGTCCTGAAGGATGGTCTGCTAATCAAGGAGATTATTGTTCTACTCTAGAACAAGCAATCAAAAACTATAAGAAACGCGGAGGCGAAGCCTAATGCAAGTTAAATTAACTGTTGAAATTCATGCTGATATTCCTGGCGAATTTCAAGACGATGCTGAAGCTGTTCGGTTACTTCAAGATGAAGTAGAAGAACTATTGTCTATCGGTGCTGAGTATGATAAATACGATCAACCTTCAGTAATGTTTACATCAGCTAAAATTAAAATGTATATTCCAGGAGCAGGAAAGTTATAATGTCTATTATTGAAACTATTGAACAATCTTCTGAAAAACCTTTAGAGGAAGAACAAAATACAGATACACCACAGTACCGTATTAGGTTTGGAACATTTACTATCCTTGCTCCAAACTCAAATCCTGGAGAATAGAATGTCTACACCAATGCCTGATTATGGAATTACTTTTGAAGCTGCACAATCTTTAGCATTAGCAACTCTTGATGCTCAAGCATATGCTGAGAAGTTCTTAAAAGAACAAGTTGCAGATCCTAATTACATTTATGATATTTCTGCTGCTCAATTATGGGCAATCAAAGAAGATAACAATTTTCATCTTCTTTCTGCTCATCCAGATGTTTATGAACTGCTACAGCATCCATATAATCTTTCAAAGTATGTAGGAATTATTATTCATACTACTGGCTGGGCTGCTCCTTTAAGTGAAGACGGAGAAGTCCAAGGTGCTCCTAGCAAGCATGCGCTTCGTCGTAGAGTTGCTTTGGCTGCATGCGTAACCTCTATTTCTGTTGCTTCCGCTTTATCTTTTTCTGATGAAGAAGATATTATTATTGATCCAGGTACTGCTACCGGTTCTCTTGCTGATGCTTTGTTATCATTCTGGGAACAAAACACTATACCTTGGGAACAAAACACTATACCTTTTTAATATGTCTATTATTGATTTTGATGATCTTGAACCCGATGTTCAAGAAAAATATATTATAGAAGCATATGAACAGCTTAATGCTGACAATCGTGTTCCCTATGAAATATCCACAGGTGACGAAGGAACTATCTACGAATATGAACCCATTTTAGATCTTGCTAGGTCTAACTATGAGTATTCTCTTCAAGGTGAATCAAAAACTTATTTTTCTTATTGAGTGATTAATGTCATGCAGTGATATGCAATCACTAATTACTTGGGAGTTAACAGTCCCCATTGCTACAGGTTATCACTCGTTTACGACTGTCCTGTCCACAAAGTTCGTTACCAATATATCTGAACCCCAGACCAGATATGAACAACTGTTCACGGGCCTATAGCTCAGTTGGTTAGAGCATCGGACTCATAATCCGCCGGTCGCAGGTTCAAGTCCTGCTGGGCCCACCATGAATATTGTTAATTTATTTTTTACATATATACATTTGTTTTACATTGCATTTACTGAATCTTTATTTATAAAAGTATTTGCAATTTTTATATTTTATGGAGTATCAAGATATCTTTATGCTCCTACAAAAAATTGGTATTATCCAGAATAGGACACAAATGCCTAGATATAATTTAAATCATCAAGATATTAATACTATTGTTAATGGTCTTAATTATCTTGCTATGAATGCTCACTCTGCTGGAGAGCATACTAGAATTACTAATTTAAAAAGCAGACTTCTTTTTAAGCTTACTTCTTCATCTTCTTCTCAAGATGATGATCTTAATCCATCAAAGGATGATTAACAATGCCCTATATTGAACCTGAAGATCGTCTTCATATTCTTGCTGATGAGAAATCAATTAGTTCTCCTGGAGAATTAAACTATTTTATTTCTACATTAATAAATTGGTATATCAGCGAAAAAGGAAAGAACTACGCAACTTTAAATGAAGTTGTTGGCGTTCTTGAGTGTGCTAAGCTAGAGCTATATAGGCGTGTTGTTTCTCCTTATGAAGATGTTAAGATCTCTCAAAATGGAGATGTTTACACTGTATGAGTGTTGGCGTAAGAACTCAAAGAAGCGTTGTTGACAAACTTGCTCAACGCGGTTACGATCATATACAAAGACTTGAAAAAAAGCGTAAAGAACTTTCTGAAAAACCTAAAAGAAATTGTTCTTTAAATGAATGTAATGTTGTTCTTTCTAAGTACAACGATACAGATTTTTGTGCTCAACATCAAAGTGGCAATATTGCCCTTCCTAAGCACTTATAAGATTTGACCAGTAGCGTGTATCGAAAACTATTTTGGATTCGGAACGGATATTAATAGCTACATAAAGCGCGTGGGCCTATATTCCTCGTAGCTACTACTGGTTAATTAATTTGGTGGTACCGTTGTTCTTGGACATGGTCAGCGGTATCGCCATTAGTTTTGATAGCAGCTAGCAGATTACATAAACTTACTACGTCGATAAGACAGAAATAAGCCAGATTAATCGCTAACGGAAAAGCAATGTTGCTAGTGGTCCCCATATTGATCCCATTGCCTGCTATCAATTTTTTTGCTATAATAAGGATGTTATGATTTTAGATTTTCGAATATGCTCCCACACTACTCCCGTAATTCACGGGCTAGTAGCTCAGTGGTAAGAGCGCCATTCTTATAAAATGGTGGTCGCGGGTTCAATTCCCGCCTAGCCCACTTAATCCAAAATACAAACTATAGACTGGATACAATATGAACTACGACAATTTGTCTAATAATGACGATGACCTTTTTGCCGAGTCGACTTCTTCATCTACTATTTCTAATGAAAATATTTCATCATCAGAATTAAACATAGACAATCTCCTTAATTCTCTAGATGTTAATTTAGACGAGATAGACTCTATGCTTTTTCGGGCTAGAGTTGTAACCACGCTTATTGATACATCAAATAAGTTTATATACGAAACCAATTCTTATAATAGGTCTATATTTAATACTCTTAATTCTTTAACTAATGGAGAGTTTCAATACACTCTTTATGCAGAAACATTAGAAGAAAGTATTTTTCGTAGAGTACTTATTCTTGAATTCTTGAATTCTTGTACAGATCAAATGGATGAAAAGATTTTAGCCCTTTTATCTAAGGCCACAAATACCACAATTGATTCAAGATTCATTAACACTTATATTGTTGCAATGAAAAACATTCTTGTTTTTTCTATTGATTACAATACCTCTGTTTATCATACACTTTGTGAGAAAATAAACAGACAGCCAATAGATTTCGACATTGAATTAAATTCACATATTGTTGAATCTTATATTGCTAGTAGCACTTATATTAATAATGTATTTACCAATATTAGAAAATCTCTAGGATTTGGAACAGCAGTTGAGTCAAACTAAAAGACAAGTACATCAAAATAAAATTAACATGAATTCTGATTGGCAGCATCAAGCAGCTTGTCGATCTACTCCTGATACTGATGATTTCTTTGATACACGTGAGCCTTACTTAAGAGCTCTTTCTAAAAAATATTGTCACTCTTGTCCTGTTAGGGCTCAGTGTCTTTATGTATCTTTAGTCAATGATGACATATACGGACTTTGGGGAGCATTAACTCCAAAACAAAGAAAGTTTTATATGCGTGAGATTTACTCTTACGCTCAAGATCGTAACATTTCTATTCTTGATTGGAGCAATGAATTAGATGAAATTTTCCAACTGTTTTCAACCACTTCAAGACTTTCGCAGTATTTTTAAATATAAAAAGATAAACAAATCATTTTATACAATTGGCTCTTTATTGGGTTTTGCTGCAATCAATTACACATTGATTCATAGCCCTATAGTTTTGCTTGCTACTCTTGGACTTTTAGTCCATGAATTAGCTCATTACTTTTACGCTAAAGCTTTTAATGCTAAAGCATCTCTTCCTATATTTTTACCTTTGCCTTTTATAGCTATAGCTTTTGTAAAAATAAAAGATTTGAAAACAAAATACAAACCACATGTAGCAATTGCCGGAATGACGTTTGCTTCTTTAATGTATTTGTTTACTTTTATTTTTAATTTTTATCATTCTTTTTATTCTTTATACATACCTTTATTGTTTATAGCATTTGAGCTTTTATTTAACATCGTAGGTTCTGACGGTTCTAAGTTCCGTTCAGCCAAATCGAGAATGGTCATATAGTCATGCATTTATTATTGCTTCCTTTGATTGCTTTTAATCTTCATATTCACAACAAAAATATAAGATCTAAAGGCATTATTGAAATAGCTAATTATGGTTTAACAAATTCCATTGTTCACACACAAAATTTAATTGGAGACCTTTATGAATCTCAAACAGAAGAAAGCCAACCTATCAGCTAAAATAAGTAATTCTCTTGAAGATTATTATTTTGATGTACAGTCTATGGGTTCTCCTTCCGCTTTAGATGAGTCACAACTTGTCAAGCTTGTTACCAAACTTGCTGTTGGTGCCGCCACTGTTTGGTGGACCGCTATTGAACTGAAGGATTATATAAAACTTCGGAAATCCCACTCAGAATTTGAGGAAAGTATTAATGACTTCTTATCCAGAAAAGATTCCTAAGTCTGCATCTGACAAGATGCGAAACTTTTATTTTAATTTAGATTCTTCTAAGATCGTAAAGTCCGATCTTGAATCTCAAATATCTAATCTTGATGATCGTATTAACAAAATTGTTGATCACTTTACTTTAGACGATATTCCAATTATTCGTTTCATCTTAGGACAAAGTCACGACAAGGAAGAACTTAAAAAATTATCTAAAGCCTTAGATCGCGTAGCCGATCTTGTTGAGGTTAAAGATAAATTGATTGAGAAGCTTCAAGTTATTACAACTGCAGAGAAAGATCCAAATTGGTTTGCCCTTACATTTGGAGATTTTTCTAATGATGTTGAAATTGGTTTAGAAAATATGTTATATGGAGATTTAAATGACTGATACATTTAATTATTCTTTTGTTAAAAACGACGAAGGAAACTTTTCTCTTCGTTCTACAGTTAAGTCTTTTAACTTAGATCACGTTACTGACAAAGACATTGTTTCTTTTTATCATTCTTTTTCTACTTACGCTTCTTTTGATACCGGGCTTTTGCCTTTAAATGGAACTGGTGTTTTAGCCATCCGTACTGCTGGCCCTCACACTCAAATAGTTACGCAGCATGCAGCAGGCATGTATTATGTTAACTGGGGTGCCCACGAAGGAGACTCTAAAGCTCAAGCATACTACGTTGCTCAGCCTTACCGAGTAGTTATTGGAGATTTTGAAAATGGCAACCTTCTTGGTGCCAGAATGTTTTATTCTCCATATCCAATAACCTCACCAGATAATATTCTTTATCACGTTAATCTTCCTAATATTAACTGTAAAGGTTATCGAGGAAATGGCGTAGGTTGGATTTGTCTTTATCACAAAGACGATTGGTCTGCTCTTCCTTTCAATGAAAAAGTAAGTCGCTTTATTGAGCGTTGCTCAGGCGTTGAGACCTACAATGATGCAAACATGAGCGAAACCGATGGTGCTCGCTTTTACGCTGCTAAGTCAAAACCGGCTTATGTTTCCGATCCTGCTCTTTGGCAAAAAAAGTCTGAAGAAGGTTTTGAATGGACATTGGATGAAGAACTTTGGATTCCTGTTCTTGTCCAAGATATTGATCATCAAGATAAACATTACAATAATGGACAGCCATTAACTCTTGCTATGGCTATGCTTGGCAATTACCAAGCTTATTATAGCGACAAGAACATTCCTAAAATGTATAATGTTATTTCTCGCAGTGATCTTTCTCTTACTAATAATAACATTGCTGACTTTATTAAAAAGTCTTTTGCTTCAGCACCTGTTGTTTATCAGCACCAGAAGAAGGATGATCCGTACTCATTTACTGTACAGCACAGAAATGAAAATGGTTCACCTGTTTTAGCCATACCTACTTTGTTTGATGAAAATAATTCTACAAGCACGTGTGAAGATTGCGAAGATGAGTTTAACGAAGACGAATTGACCCAGACTTATTATGACACTAGCGTATGCGAAACCTGTCTTAGCAATTCTTATACTTATCACGATTATGCAGAGAAGTGGTTTTCTCATAATGATGATTCATTAGTTTGGTCTGAAGAGTCTGCAACTTATTATCATACAGATTATGATTGTACTACATATTGTCATCATTGCGATAATTGCTTTGGAACATATGGTTTAACCCAAAGTTCAAAAGACAAGCATAATCAAAAAGTTTATTGGAATCAGAACTCAGAAGAAATCTGTTTAGACTGTTTCAATGATATGGTAGAAGTTGGCAATGCAATTCTTGATATGCCTAACCAACCTTTCTCTCTTGCTAATTGTTTTTCTTGTTCTAAAAAAGTAATTGACACAGTTGGTTGGTCAACTGTTTATCCTACTTTTAATGCTGCTATTCCTGATTTTGAGTCTGGCACTATGACTCCTTCTTCAGTTACTTTCTGCCCAGAATGCGCAAAGAATCATTATGTTTGCCCTTGTGGTTTAATTAAACAAAGTTCTGAAAATCTTGTTCCATGCACTCCTACTACATTTGATCTTGATGACAAGAACGTCACAGTTCTTTCTTGCTGCCAGTCTTGTATTGGTAATGCTACTGAAGAAAATGGAATGATCGTAATGAAGTACAAACCATTTAACGAAGAGATTACAGCTACAACTCATAACGTTTCTATTCTTAATAACGCAATGGGTGTTTCTGTTTCTATGAATTTAGAAGATCCTTTTTAAATTCAATCTAATTACAAAATAATAAACAATCCAACTTACTGGAGAAATATATGGATATTGACGATATCACTTATGATGACACAAAGCTAGAAGATCTTAATTTCTTCTGGACTAAATCAGGTGTCCCCTGCTTTATGGCAGACAGAGATAACATCGAAGAGATTATTGAGAATCTTGGTTTTAACATCTATTACATGATTTGTAATACTGCTGTTGATCGCAAGATTGAAACTAAGAGTGTTGGATACAATTCTGCACCTACTGCCACTACAACAACTTGGGTTACAGACCTTTCAACAAATATTGTTAAAGTCGTAAATAACTTTGTTGGTCGTTCTGTTGCCATTGTTAAAGATGAAGACTTGTATGACTTTGATGTTACTCGCGAAACTGCAGAGTATAATCTTCCTCCAATTCCTCATGATATTGTCGTAAAGCTTGATGAGTTTTTCCGTCTTGTTGACGCTCAGCATGGCACTGAGTCTATTGTTCTTTTGACATTTGATCCTCAGTATGAAGGAACTCCCGAAGGTTGGGGTGTTCTTGTTCCAGACCAGACTAATACATCAGTTCACTGCAAGTATGACGCAGAAAGCATTGTAGACCAAAAGCCAGAGAACGTTATGATTGTTGGCTCTGTTCACAGTCATCCAAATATGGCTGCATACGCTTCAGGCACAGACCACGCAGACCAAGCTGACTTTGATGGCATTCATATTACTTATGGTTGGCAAAAGTCTGTTAACGGTGGAGCTACTCAATATCATATCGAGATGCAGATTGGTGGTACCGCTTGGACTCTTAAGCCAGAAGACGTATTTGAAGACTTTGTTTTTACTAAGGCCCCTGATCCACAGGTGATTGAATGGTCTCAAAAAGTAAAAAAAGTGCACCCCCCTACGGGGGGAACTCACAAACCAGCTTCAACGCCTCAGCAGTCCACTCATCACCAAACGACAACCACACAGGTGGGGGCTTATACTCCAGTTGGGGATACTACTAGTAGGTTTCGTCCTATAGGAGATCCTAATTTTCAAGAGTATCCTAATGAAATATTTGACTCCGCTGCTAAATCTGGTGACGCACTCTTTATAGTTGAATTAAACTATGCAGAAAAAGATTTGTTCTGCTATGCATGTGCAAACATAATTACTGACGATGACCTTTTCGATCAAGTTTGTCCTATTTGTGACATTATGTTTTGCAATGTGTTAGACGGAATTTCTTCTATCCTTTCAGGAGCTGGAGAATATCTTCGTAAAAGAAGTAGGCATTCTAATGTAGATTTTTATCTTTGGTCTATGGATGAAAAAGGTAAAGAAACTTTTTCTAAAATAGCTAGCAAAGCTTTTGATACAGATGAAAAAGAAGCTCCTCTTTCTTTAATTAAAGATATTGAAGAAGAGTATCCTATTTCGGATAATCTAGACGAGTATTATTATTCTGGTTATACTCCTAATAAAACTGTTTGCTGCGATATTCCTATTGCAGATGTTGCACTTTGTAAATGTGAAACAACAGTTTTGTATGATGATATTTTAGATTTCGATGCTGCTCATCCTTACGATGTTTATTCTCGTAATGACTCTTGTATACATTGTTCATATTATTATTCTAGAGAATGTAAACCATATCAAGAATCAATAATAGAATTTGTCCGAACAAAGAGACCGATGCAATCTTCAATTCAACCTTGTTCTGATTGGGTTGAACATAGTGATAATACATATTTAGAAGGAAGATATTTGTATGACTGAACCTAAAAGAATAATTTTA